ACTTCTGGGATATTAGAATTACATATTAAATTAAGCCCTGGAATACCAAAAAAGATATTCGATAAGTGGTGGAAATTTGATGCCAAACCAATTCACTGGATAATCGCTGCTCTTATTGCCAAGGAATTAGCCAAAGGAAAATAAATATGAGTGATTATCCAATAGAATTTAGTCAGCTTGAGAAAGAAAATGAACAGCTCCAAGCCGCCAACGAGGCCCTGCAAGCCGAAGTCAAGCGGCAATATCGAAAAGGATACGAAGATAGTTTAGAAGCATATGCTTGGTGGAAAGATGGTGTCCAATATGTAGGAAGTTGTGGCACGACTCTTAAGCAAGCCCTAAAAGAAGGGGAATAAATATGGATGGAATTGAATTAGGTAAACTTGAAGAAGCCAATAGGCGATATGCTGATGAGCGGCTTATTAAGCAGGTTGCTGAACTCCAAGCCGAAGTCAAGCAATCGAAAGAAAAGCTGGACAAGCTCAACGGTTACTATGTTGGAACCGTTGAGAAGTTACAAAATATGGAAGCCAAGGTTGAGCAGTCAAAAGAAGAACTTGAAATAGCCAATGCCGAAGTCAAGCGGCTGAAAAGAGAAAAAGAAATGGCATATAAGGAAGGTGAAATTAGCGGATTAAAACAAGCAGCGGCAATAATTAAGGAAACCAATGCGAAAAGCTGACATATATATTTGGCCTAACACTATCCTCCGACTGAGGTTGGGTTCCTCCTTGAGCAGAAATGCCCAGCCTCAAAAACGGGCGTGGTGGACACAGACCCGCTGCGCCCAATTTTTATATTGAAAGGTAAATTATGTCAAAACAAATAACGAGATGGGTAGGGAAAGAAAAGGATTATTGTTCTTTTTGGGATATTAAGAAGCCAAAGCCATCCTTTAATGGACACTGTTATTATGCTCCTCGCATAATCGGCGAAGGCCATCTTTACGATATTTCTTTATCTGTTGCCAAAAACATTGTTCCCGCCCTCAAAAAGATGAAAGTCGGCGAACTTCGCAAGATACGAATTATCGTAGAAGATAAAATGAAAGGTTAAGTTATGAAAATCAAAGTAATGGCTGGTTTTTCAGGTGTTATCGCTACGGGTTCCTATCAAAATGCACGGCCAAGCTATACGGCAGAGATAGAATTTGAAGTGGCTGATGGTCAAGTTTCAAATGCCATAGATAATTTCCAAAAAAAGCTCCAAGAAATCTGTTATCGGAATTTCAAACAGGACGAACAAACTCAAACCATTGAAAGAATCCAACGGGAACGCAAGGACTTTAGAATATACCAGGGTGGTTTTCCATCGGTAACATCTATCCTTAATTGGGACGCCGATTTTTGGGTAACTGCTGTTGAACTTCAACAATACGCTTCGCAAGGCAGTCTTATCCACGCCCAAGTTGCAGAATACATCAAGACGGGCGAATGGAGACCTGTTGATAAAATAGACGGCACTTGGTCTGACTTGGTTATCATAAAAAAAGGCGAGCTTCAATTGCCTATTAGCGGCTGGAGTTTTCCCGATTTTCTAAAAAAATACCCTGTTGATAAAATGGTTTGTGGCGAACCAATTATAAGTAAAGAACACAAATTCGGCGGCACACCGGATATAAGAGTCTGTTATTACGAAGGCAAAAAGACCCTTGCCGATGTCAAACGGACTCCGCAACCACTCAAGAATTTCAAGCAGATTGCCGCCTATATAATCGCCGAAGAGGAAAACGGCGAAAGTCCATACGAGCAAATGATGATAATTGTACTCAATGACAAGACCAAACAAGGTTTTTCCAAACCGGTTATTTCAACGAAAATTGGTCAATACAAACAGATGTTTCTCAAAGACCGAGAGGATTTCAAGAAAAGATATGGAATCTAATATCCTGCAACAGATTAGCAAACTGCCGGCAAAAGAAAAACGGCAAATACGGGCGGCTATAAACCACGACCTCGGCACGCTTTACGCCGCCCAGCAGAGGCGCAAGAAGATAGTGTCGGCCAAAACCCAAATTGAGCAAGGATTAGAAAAGGAGATGTAAATGGATGAATTTCGCAAAACAAAAAACGGAATAGCTATTTGTCCTTTTTTTTCTTGGACAAGTGAAAACATCGAAAGATTGGGGCATACAGAAGAAGATGTGAATTTAACACATTGTACTCATCTTGACAATCCAAATTTGAATGAAGGAAATTGCCAGAAGAAATTATGCCCTTTGTTAGATATACAACTGAAAATGAATTTAGAAAGTGAGGTGAAGAAGTGAATTTTAATGCAGTAGAAGCCAATAACGGCAATCTGGTAGATATGTTCGGCATTTTTACGGAAATTGGCGGGGTTCAATACACCGCTAATCAAAAGGCCAAGGCAATCTGTAAAATAACCGATGATACCGGCGTAAGCCACAAAGTGCATTTACACAAAGGAAGTGGGGATTTGCCAGGCACAAGTTTTCTTCAACAAAGGCACGCATTTAGTCTGTCTACATTCCAAGGCACTTATCAAGGAAATATCTATACGGGCTATTCCGGCTTTTGGAAAGGCCAAGCCCAAGTACAACAACCCCCCGCCCAGAATGCCCCACAAGCCCCCCAGCAACCCCGCCAGGGCGTTCAAGCCCCCAAAGGCGATGATATGACCCGAATACGCTCGATGGCCTTGTCTTACGCAAAAGATATGGTATGTGAAGGCAAGTTAGACAAAGACCTTTTACCAGCTATGGCTAATGAATTTACGGCCTACATAATATCAGGGCGATGGTTTGACAAGACAGTTAAAGAGAGCGGCCAGCCGAATCCCGCCGAAAGCAGGAAAATGGCAGACGAATTTGAGGCCGGAATGGACGAAGGTCAAGATGACGTTTCGTTTTGAAATAAATTTGACATTCTCCAATAAAGAGCTATACTTATGATATGCTACGCAGAGCAATACAATCAATTAAGGCCAGCCGAAGGCAAATCGAGCGAAAGCTCAATCTGCGTAGCAACTTTGGCTGGCTTTTTTATTGGAGATAATCAGATGGAACGAATACCACTTACACAAGGTCAATTCACAATTGTGGATAACGAAGATTTTGGGTGGCTCTCGAAATTCAAATGGTGTGCACTTTGGCAGCCAAAAACGCAAAGTTTCTATGCGGCAAGATATAGCAAAAGAAAAAACGGCAAACGTTATCTTATTTATATGGCAAGGCAAATTCTTGGCTTGACCTACGGCGACAAGCACCAAGCAGACCACATTTACCACGATACCCTTGATAACCGCAGGTCAGAATTGCAGATAGTTACCAATCAGCAAAACAATTTCAATCGAAAAAACTCAAAAGGCTATCATTGGAATAAACCGGCAAAGAAATATCTTGCGCAAATAAAATTAAACGGCAAACAGATACACCTGGGATATTTTCAAGTTGCTCAAGAAGCCCATAGTGCTTATTTACAGGCAAAGAAACGATATCATAAATTCTGAAAGGGATGGTTAATTGGAAATTCTTAAAATTGCAGAAGTTATCCAGAAACTCATCGTAGAGATAGGTCAAACGAGAAGAGAAATTCTCGACAAAGGCAAGGCCAAAGCTAAAGCCATTTCAAACTACGACCGCAAGATAGCCGTTACTCTTGCCGAGCTACGAAACACCGAATCATACGAGCTTGCCAGTAAGAGTTACAAGAGCCCGCCCGTAACCATAGCAGAGAAGATAGCCAAAGGAATATGCTCTGAGGAAAGATACGACTTGGAATTGGCCGATAGTGATTACAAAGCAACAATAAGCAACCTTAATGCTCTTCTTGCGCAACTCAACGGCTACCAAAGCATTTACCGACACTTGGAAAATGTTTAATTCCAGAGCCAAGAAGATAGGAGAATAAAGGATGAGATACAAAAAGAAACCAATAATTGTTGATGCTGTGCGATGGACGGGCAAAAATACCCCCGAAGTTATAAGATTTTGCCCTTTCACAGTTAGAATATTTGACGGGAGAAAAATATCTCATTTGTTGATTCCAACATTAGAAGGAAACCGCCCAGTACAAAAAGGCAATTGGATTATCAAGGACATTATTAAAGGCGAATTTTATCCCTGCAAGCCAGATATATTCGCAACCACATACGAAAGGACATTTCTTTAGCCGAGAAGATAGGAGAACGAAGATGCCATTAAGAGATAAGCCAATAGAGATAGATGATGACAATTGGTATTACGAAGAAAGGCAGGGCGTTTGCGTTGTTCATCGAGTCAAAGACCACGATGACCAATACTTAAAAACCGACCAGTTTTACATACCCTGGAAAAGATTATTAGAAAGCGTTAAACGCAAATTCAATTTGAAACCCTAAAATGACTTTACCCCTCAATACCATCTTGAACGGTGATTGTTTAGAAGTTATGAAGGATTGGCCTGACGATTCTGCGGATTTAGTCTTTTGTAGTCCACCCTATGAGGACGCACGGACATACGGTATCGACTTCAATCTTAAAGGTCAAGATTGGGTTGATTGGGCTTTGCCTCGTTTTGTGGAATGTGTGAGAGTGTGTAAAGGACTTGTGTGTTGGGTAGTGGAAGGAAAAACAAAACAATACAGATGGTCGGCCACGCCAGCGCTGTTGATGGCGGATTTGCACAGAGCAGGAGTAAGCCTTCGTAAGCCGCCGGCGTTTCACAGAGTAGGAATCTCTGGCAGCGGAGGCCCAGATTGGCTCCGCAATGATTATGAATTTATTATCTGCGCAACAAGCGGTCGCTTGCCCTGGTCGGATAATGTGGCTATGGGAATGCCGTGCAAATATCCGGTTGGCGGAGAGATGTCATATCGCAACAAGAATGGTGAACGAAAAAATGCAAGCGAATCCCAAAGACGAAAAGGAATTAAAGGGCACACTGTTGCCTATAATCCCCCAAAAATTGCTAATCCGGGCAACATAATTAGATGTCGGGTTGGCGGTGGCGTTGATAATAAAATATCACATGAAAACGAAGCTCCCTTCCCAGAAAAATTAGCAGAATTTTTCATAAGGTCATTTTGTCCGCCGAATGGTGTAGTTGTTGATTGTTATAGTGGTTCGGGAACAACAGTTTCGGCAGCAAAGCAACTCGGGCGCAGGTGGATAGCGATAGATATAAGAAAAAGTCAATGCGAATTAACAGCAAGAAGATTAAAGGCTGTCCAAATGCCCTTATGGAGATAGCCTTAACCCGCATAGCCCAGGCCAAGAAGGGCTATGAATTGTTAGAGATGAACAAATGAGTGTAACATATCCAGCCCAATGTTCTTGTGGCCATTTATTTCTTGAAAAATACAAATTGGCTAAACCGAACAAAAAGGGCGAAGTTGGGTTTTGTTGGTGCGGATTTTGCAGAAAGAAATATATGGTCAAGCCGAGAAAGAAAAAAATAAATAATCCTTGACTCCCCTCGGAGCGGGGCGGATAATGGTGAGTATGAACCATACGATAAATAAAGTGTCTTTAATCTGCCGGAGTCGCATCCTGGGCTTTACCGCCCATCGTATGGTTCAGCTTCGGCAGATTTTTTATTGAGAAAAGAGAATTATGAAAACAGCAATAAATGGAAAAGTGAGATTAAAATTATTTTGGGGCGGGCTGTATTCTGGCGGGGGAATGACCCCGATAAACAGAGTCTTCAAGTTGGGCAAATTAACATTGGCAAAAGTTGTTTATTCAAAACTTTCGCCGTTTAGCCCTCGTTATTACCGAGCGGATGTTTTGGCGTTATTGCGTCAGGATTACGATGTTAGGTGGGAAGATTGTGGCGACAACGAGATGTGGCATTTGGTATATTCCAAATTAGATGAGGGATACGTTGGCAGGCCAGAAGAAGCCTATCGGCTTTTACAACAAGGGATAAGAGATGTTCAGAAGTCAGAGCCTAATCATAAAGTTTGTTCTATCGGATTTAATCCAACAGAGCAGAAATGGTATGGTTGGAGCCATCGGGCAAGATATGGGTTTGGGATTGGGGACGTAGTGAACAGGGGTGATTGTTGTGCTTCAAGTGGTTGGACAGAAGAATATCTAAAAACCCACAAAGACCCTTATGTTTTACCAATTGGCTTTAAGGCCAAAACATTAAAAGACGCAAAGCGTATGGCCGTGGCTTTTGCGGAAAGTGTTTCATAAAAACCCAGTTTTTATATTATCACTGTGCTGGTTCTAATAAATAGATGAGTTCCAGAATAAAAAAACTTTATCAGGTTATCCGACAAGCAGGCATACCGATAGGGGCAAGTTGTGATGCGAAACTCCCCGTCTGCGTCCTAAACGCATAATCAAGGACTTGGGAAGCATTGATAGAAAACAGGATAAGTATCGCATATTAAGGGATGCGATTAGGAATTCGGTCTAATGAGTAAGACAGAAATCGAACAACTTCGAGCTGAAAACAAACAGTTAAGGATAAAATTGGAAAAAGCCCAACAATCCAAAAAACGCAAAAGTTATACGGAGGATTTTGAAAAATTCTGGAGAAACTTCAAAGGCAGATGGAATCCGGATACAGGATATTATGTTAAAGTGGGCAAATATCTTGCTTTTGGCGAATGGCGGAAATTGACTAAAACCGAACAACAAAAAGCGATAGCTGTTGCGCATAAAGTTGGCGGTAAGTATGTGCCCGATGCGTGTCGATGGTTAAAAAGAAGGCTTTTTGATGACTTTAAGGGATAAGAAATGGGAAATGAATTAGTAAATATTGATACCGTAAAAGACAAAATCCGAGATAGGATACAGGTTGAATTTATAAGTTTGATACCAAAAGAGGCGTGGGATGCTCTTGTTACAAAAGAGATAAATTGGTTTATGACGGACAAAGACAATTATTATCGTAGCACAAACTCTGCGATTTCTCCTTTAAGGGTTCTTGTGCGGCAAGAACTTGAAAAGCAATTCGGCGAGCAAATCAAGAAGAAATTACAAGAAATGGGAACTTGTAGTTGGGGTGCTAATGGCCAGCCCGAAGCCAGTAAGGCAGTTAAGGAAATGGTCAAAAAAATCGCCCCTGAGCTTTGGGAAATTGCTGTTGCTGGTGTAGTTCAACGTGCCATAGAAGGGTTTCGCAATCAATTATCGCAAAGTGGTTATTAAAGAAAATGTATGACGACTTCAAGTAATGACCATAGATTATGAAAGGATGAAATTATGGCAATAAATACAGAAACTATGCCTTGGGGAACAATGATTGAAATGATGCTGGGCAAAAGGGAAAGTTTTCGCCGGCGCAAAAGCCACGATGCCGTATATTTAGGGGCAGTCCATCAAAATCCCGATGCAATAGCTGTTGTTTTGAAGGGCAATGTAACAGTGCAGCATTGGCATAACGCTTTTTGGCGACAGAAAACTTAAAATAATTAGGCGGCGGCTGAAAGAAAAATGAACGATGTTAAACCTGACCCCCTTTTGCGACAGATGGTTTAATGAGGCCGGAATCCGGCGATTAACTGGACCGGCATTTGGCCGTCGCCTATTTTGAAAGGAAATTGAAAATGGCAAAGAAAAACGGCGAAAAGGCAAGCGAACGCAAAGACATTGTAGTAACAATGAACCATCCACCAGTAGGATACGACCTTGAATTTATAGAAGCGATACAAAATGGAATTGACAAGGTTTTGGTTGGTTTTGGTTTTGCACGCTCGGAAGTAACAGAAATAGGCGAGAAAACAGAATGGTCTTATTATCAATTTGGAGTATGCCAAGCTAAATCCGAGCGGCTGGAAGCGTTATTGCAAAGAATTGATTGTTTTGTTTGGACTGGCGACCCCGAAGAGGTAGAGGCAGCAAGACAAGACCTTGAGCAAGCCCTAAAAGACCAATGACCTTTAACGATGGCTGTATGGGAGTAGGAAATGGCTAAATACATATACACAAGCATCCATTTTTGCTGTCAGAAGATTTTTATAGAATCGACTGGCGATAAAGATACTGATAAGGCAATAAAATCCATTTTCAAAGACCATTATCGCAAAACTGCTCCGTTGAGAATGGCTCGAAATGATGTCCAAATTGCCCTTGCTTGGCGAAATAGAAAGTTAGGGATAGTAAATGGCAAAGAAGATAATCCTTGATTTATGCGGTGGCAGCGGCAGCTGGTCGAGACCTTACGCCGATGCGAGTTATGATGTGAGAAATATCACTTTGCCCGATTATGATGTGCGAACCTATATGCCCCCAGAAGGAGTTTATGGTATTCTTGCGGCCCCGCCTTGCACCGAATTTAGTTTGGCGAAAGGCAATCGCCCTCGTGATTTTGAAAAGGGAATGGAAACTATTATTGCGTGTTTGCAGATTATCTGGAATTGCCGTTACCGAAACCCACTTTCTTTTTGGTGTTTGGAAAACCCAAGAGGATTTTTGCGTCAGTTTTTAGGTAAGCCTTCAGCAACAATACAGTATTGGCAATATGGAGACAATCTTGGAAAACCAACTGACTTGTGGGGATATTTTGAATTACCAAAAGCGGTTTATACAGAACCGCCTGGACTACTAAAAGAATGGGATAAAATAAAAACAATCAAAAGCGTTCAAAATCTTTCAGGGGCAGAAGTTAGGGCGAAAACTCCACCCAATTGGGCACAAGCATTTTTTGAGGCGAATAGATAATGGCAAAAATGGGCGAACGAAAGTAGTTAAACGAAATGAAAATATGTAGTAAGTGTAAAATAAATAAGTCAATTTCTGAATTTTATAAAAATCGAAGCAGAAAAGATGGGCTTGACCATCGCTGTAAAATCTGTAGCAAGTTAGAAGCCAAAGAATATCTTGAAACCAAAGAGGGCATAAAAGTTCACGATAAATATTATCAGTCAGAACAATACCAAAAAGCCCAAAAACGATATAGGCAATCTGATAGAGGCAAGCAAACAAAAAAGAAATATAGACAAAAAAACAGAATGAAGGTCAAGGCTCATTATGTTGTAAATTATGCTATTACAACTGGCATAATAGTTCGTCCTGAAAGATTAAAATGTTTTTGCGGAAAAAAAGCAAAAGATTATCATCATTGCAAGGGATACGAACCAAAACATTGGTTCAGCATAATTCCTGTTTGTGGTTCTTGTCATTACAAACTTCATCAATTAGTTGATAATTTGAAGAATTAAATATATGCACAAAATGGGTTTTGAGACAAACAAGCGATTTAGGCCAAAATACGGAAACGAACCTGTTGAGGCGATGGTTGACGGTAAGCGGATAAAGTTTAAGTCGAAATTCGAGTATAGATGGGCACAGTATCTCGATTTTCTAAAAAATGCTGGCGAAATAAAGGGATGGTGGTATGAGTTTTGCACTTTCCGTTATCGGGACAGATTGAAACCGCCTTACGAATGGACGCCCGATTTTGTCGTGCGGACGGTAAAGAACGAATTGGAACACTACGAATGCAAAGGGATGTTGCAGCGATACGACTTGAAAAAACTGAAACTCCTCAATGAAGAGAGGCCATTAGTAAAAGTGATTTATGTTTTCTGGTCGAAACCGAAAATAAGCGTTCAAAAGAAAGAGCAATTAGAAAGGTGGTGTGAGCGTGTTATCTGGGATGCCCGAAAGATGTTGAAAAATGTGCCGATTGATATGGCTTGAGCGAACTTTTGCAAGGGGAATAAGCCAAAGATGGCATTATCAATTATACCGAAAAACCGAGCAGGAAAGCGTTGGGTAAAGCGTTGGGTTTGGGACAGGAAAGCCTACAAGCTGATTCCTCGGCAATGTGATAATTGTTCGGCTAATGGAGACGGTTGTGCTTTATGTAATGAATTTTTTGTAGGTGGTTGCAAAAGATTTATGAGGCCAAAAGCGAAAGGCTAAAGCAAGGGGAATGAATATGGATGAAAAAGAAACAACAATACCAGATTATAGAAAGGGCGATGTAGATGTAATAGGCCAGCTCCAAGCCGCCAACAAGACCCTGCAAGCCGAAGTCAAGCGACTGGAAGCGTGGCAGGAAATTCACAAAAAGGACATCGAAAAATCTCACGATGATGAAATAGAGCTACTTGGGCTGAGAGACGAGGTTAAACGGTTGAAAAAGCTATTATCAAAAGCCCAATACTGGGTGTCGAATTACGGCTATAATCTTGACTTGGCGATGGAAATTGAGCAAGCCCTGAAAGGTCGGTGAATGATATGTTTGTAAGTATATGGACAAAAATTCACGATTTAGAAGAGGAACGGTCTGTTCTCCAAGCCAAAATCGAGCGGCTGGAGAAGCAGTTAATGGAACACGGAGAAGCATTGACGATACTTGCACAACTGCGACAGTTGTATCGCTTGAGTCCTGATATGAAAAAGCCTCAAGTTGAATCGGCAGCTAAATATATGATGAAAAAAGCGGAAGAGGGATTGCGAGTTGCTCGACAAAGGCGACAAGAAGAATATATTAAAAACCTGCAAACCAAAATCAAGCGGTTGGAAAAAGAGATAGGCGATTTGAGGGCGGCTGCCGTGCGAAAAGGATTGATGAAGGGCGGCAGTTTTACAGGTAAAGGCTAATGACAGAAAACGAACACATCGAGATTGAAGAACGAGGCTACAAGGATATTGTGAAAACCTTTTTGGTCTTCAAATTGTGGCAAGACCACGACAAAGCACCTCTATCTCATAATCAACTATTTCTATCGGCAAAAACTTTACCATTGGCCAAGGCTTATATTAGGGAATGGTTTCCAGGTTTGCCGATAACTGTAACGAAAAAGGCAGGTGATTGATATGTTGGCAATTGAATTATTACACGATATGATAAGAAATATGGAGGGCGTAGGAACAATAGCCGTGCCTTACCACATAAATCAAATCAAAGAAGCAGTTCACGAAATTGAGAATCTAACTGCGAAAAACAAACAGTTAAAAACCAAAATTGCTCGTGTTCAAAGATTGCAAAGAAGATACGAAAGAATTAGCAACTGCCTTGTTACTATGAAATATCCAGCGAAAGATATTAAACAGGCTTTAGCTGCCCAAAAGCCCACCCAATAAATTTTTTAACAAAACACAAAAAAGTCGGATTCTTCTTGCCTGCTTCAACTCCATCACATAGGTTGTAAGTGATGGCTAATCTTAACAACGCAAATACCGACATCGCTCATATCAACAGCATTGAAGGTCTTGCCTTTGAAATGAATCGCCACATCGAAGCCCTAACGCCTGCGACAGCCGAGCTGTGGGCGATCGTGGACGCTTTGCGCAAGGGTTTGGCTATATGGCAGGCAAATGAGTTAAAAGAGGCCAGAAAGGCGTTGGAATGAAAAAAGCCCCTGTTAAGTTAGGGGCTTGGTGCTCTTTGACAAGTTAATAAAACGAGAATTTACTTCTTCTCGATTTTGGCTATGGCGGCCTTGGCTTTTTTCGCAATAGCCGCAATGATATTATTAGCAAAAGCTAACTGGTCTGTCTTGAAAGGCGCTTTTGGATTAGCAGCAAATTTGCACGCATCCAGTAAGGCAGGTGCGGCATCTCTCAAGCATCCTGGACAAATATCTTCTTTATACCAACCATGCTTATTACACTTTTTTAAGGTATCTTTTATGCGTTCATCTAACATTGTTTCAGCTCCTTTCTTTACTTGGGTTTGGCCTACACTCTTTTTATCTCTACTGGAGACTTCCTGCAAACTTTGCAATAAGTAGCCTTAGATACTGTCCCCACACATTTATAACACCCTAATGTTCCACAATTCGCACAGCGAACCTGTTCTCCGATTGTCGCCCCACACGTTACACAGGGTCTTTGTGTGTTCCAATATGCCATCATCATTCTCCTTTCAAGCCCGAAGGCGGTTAACGAACAATAGCTAACCCTGTTGTATCTTTGCGGAAAATAGTGCATCTAAATCCTGCTACCTGTAATTCTTTTTTGATGTTTTTAGCTCGTCTTAATGTTCGGCTAAATCGAGTTTTGCAACGTTTAAGATTATATGTTCGTATTTCAATTTGATACATCGTTTCACTCCTTCACAAGCCCGAAGGCGGTTAAGATTTGGTCAATTTCCTCAAAATCAGAGTGGCAGCAAGGTGAAACGAAACAAGATTGAGAAGAAGCCCCGTCATATTCTTGGTATTTCTTCTCAACGATTTTCTTACTGGAGAAATGTCGACCACATCCTAAACACTTACATTGATAGGATTTAGCTTCCATTTTTCACTTCTTCACAAGCCCTGCAACGCAAGGCGGTTAAGCGGTTTTTGTTTTCTTTGGCTGGTTCGGATGCCATTTAGCCCAAAACCTTTTACCACACTTGCTACACTTGCCCGAATGTACACCGACAGAGTGGTAAGTGCCATTTATGCAATCTGGCTTATTTGGCTTTGGGTATTTCATTGTTTCACTCTCTCATAAAAAGCCCGGCCACTGGCCAAGCCGGGAAAAGCTTGATAGACCAGCAGCCGAGCTTAAATAACATTTTGGATTGTGCTTTTCCCAGCTTCATAATTACAAACTAATATATTGCCGGGACGTTGTAAAGAAAAATCTTGAGAAAATCAAGATATTTATTAAAAAAAGTTTGACTCCGTTGGCATAACCGTTAAGATTGATACAAATGGTAAGGAAATAAAGCGAAAAAGCGTATTGGCAAAGTGAAGAACTCGCATCCCAGGGGCCCACGGCGCACTCATCGTGGGTGTGAGGGCAGCGGCTGAGAAAGGGCTATTGATAAATGGTGAACCTCTCAAGGCTAAATAAGAAGCCGTTTTTTGGTAGTCTTTTCTCCGCTGCTGCTATAAGCTACTTGCCAAAAAGATTAAGTTATGATGTAAAAACCTTTGCTTGCTTGAACTGATAATAAAGATTAATTATGAGATAAGCTAATCTCAGAAGAAACCCTGGGGTTTATTAAAGTTGTTTGATATTTACTTAACTAATGAGTTAGTTGTTTGGCTAACAAGAGTGGCAAGTTAAGGACTTCAACCAATGGCGCACAAAGAATAACAGTACATACCAAGGCGATGGAAAAAAGAGGCTAAAGTCTTATCTTGAAGGTGTTTGATTGAAAGTAAATAATTGCTTTAGGTAGAAAGTGAGTAGGTTTTATGGTTTGGCAACCAGGACAATCGGGCAATCCTACGGGAAAAGGTGCTACAGGTCGTAAAAAGAGCAAGATTCGGCGGGCTTTCGAGGCTTCGCTAAAAAAGGCTGAGCAAGAAACAGGCAAACAGTTGTTTAAGGAGCTTGTTTTAGAGGCCATAAACGACCCTGCGGGTGCAACTGCAAGGGATGTTTTGCGTAAGATATTGCCTGATTTGAAGTCAATTGAGGCGGATATAACGTCTAAAGATGGCATTACAATCATTATCAAGGGCAAAGAGCTTAAGAAGCCCGTAGAGGCCACTAGTGACGGAGTAACGGTAACGACGCCGCAAAGCTTAAAGGATAAGTCAAATGGCTACTAAATGCTTGAATTGCGGCAAGGGCTTCGAAGGCAGGGCTAAATACTGTTCGGCAAGGTGCAAACAGGCGGCTTACCGTAACAGAACAGAGGCCTCAACCGTAACAAATCCGACTGTAACAACCGTAACAGAGCCAACCGTAACAGACGAATCGCCTGTTGATTCTGTTACGCCTGAAGTAGTACCCAGCACAGGGGGATTACTTGAAACTCTTGAGGCGGTGGCTGCGGGAATTAAACTGCCCGCTTGCGTGCCAAAGCCAGTGGTCAGCCGATACGTTCGTGGCGAGCCCGAATACATTAAGACCATTGACAGATTGATAAGCCATACACTGACGGAGCTTGAGGCAATGGGTATCTGGACACCGTGTTGGCGCCACTTCGCCGGGGAAAGGATTCAATAAGGGATAGACACAAAATGAATCGAAGAGGATTTTTCAAAGGTATAGCCGTTGGAGTGGTAGGAATTGCAGTTAAGCCAAAGAGGGCGGAAACTGAGCCTTCTATGGTAATTGAGAAGTCGAACACACATCACGGTTGGGATATGGTCGTAAAGGGTAACCTAAAAGTCCTCGGCGATATAGTCCTTACTGAAGACGGTGCAATACGAATACCTTTTGTGTCGCCGTTTTGCTCGCCAAGGGGGTTAATTATTACCAATGATAACTAAAGAGATAACTGCTGAGCTGTTCCAGATGGGCTTTATTGAGAGCAGGGCTCGATTCCCGGCGTTTGTAGCTGGATGGGGTACTGGTAAGACCTTATTCGGCATTATGAAGATTTTAGAGCTTTGTGAACGTTTTCCAGGCAATTTGGCCTTGATAGGCCGTAAAAACTTCACCGACTTGCGGGATTCCACAATTAGGGACTTTGAGCGATATACGGGTTGGGCGGTGCCGATGGGCACAAAAGAGGTTTTGATGCCCAATGGTTCGGTGATAATGTTCCGGCACGCAGATGAGATGTCTGGTCTGCAGAATATCAATCTGGGATGTTTTCTTTTGGAGCAGGCTGAGGAGTTCGACACAGACGAGCAATTCCAGATGTTACGGGGTAGATTAAGGCGCGAGGGCTCGGACAATTATGGCATAATCCTTGCCAATACCAAGGGTCATAATTGGATTTGGCGGTTGTGGAAAGCTGGGGATGTTGAAAGAAGTCCCGAATATCAGCTATTCGAGGCCGGGACTTTTGAAAACGCTGATAATCTTAAAGAGGACTTTATTGCCGATCTTAAGCGTATCCAGACCGAATCCCCTCATCATTACAATCGATTTGTCTTAAATTCCTGGGAAGACCTTGATATTGAGGATAGGGTGATTCCTTACAATGCGATTCAGGAGGCTGTTAATAAGACCCTTATCCCGTTGAGAACGAAGCGGGTAATTGGCTGCGACCCAGCCGAGTTCGGTGATGACGAGACGGTTATTTACGTCTTGGAAAACGGTAAAGTCTTGGACAAATTCACCAAGATTATGCGTAAAAAAGAACCAATGGAGACTGCAGGCTGGATTAACAAGATACGACTGGACTCCAAAGCCCAGCTTGTGGGCATTGATAACGATGGTATAGGTTCGGGTATTAGGAGCCGTTTGGTTGAACAGGATGTTCCCGTAATAGCCGCTGATTCCCGACTTAAGGCCAATAATTCGGACAGGTTCAAGAATCTTAAGGCTGAGATGTGGTGGAATGCGAGGGAGGGGTTTGTCAATGGTGCGGTGTCGATTCCTGACGACTCGATTCTTATCGAACAATTGGCGGCTGCATCTTATCATTTGAACTCCAAGGGTCAGATTGAGATTGAAAAAAAGGACGATGTGAAGAAAAAACTGGGTTCTTCGCCTGATAGGGCGGACGCCTTGGTGATTGCTTTGTGGACGCAAGGCGGTGCCACTTACACAGCTCAAGAGGACGAATACTTCGAGCAGCCGGAAAGTAAATTGGCCGAATCTTATATGAGTAAGAGCGTATTATGAAAAAGCCGTCAAACGAATATATAATTCATTATATCAGTCAGTGCAAACAAGAAGCAGAGGATGCCTCCAGGCTTCGCCGCCAAGCTATGAAGGAGCTTTGGGACGTATATCAGAGTAAGCAGGATTATTCCAAGAAGGAGAAATGGCAGTCCCAGACCTTCATCCCCAAGACTTTTATGGTGATTGAGAAGGCGGCCTCATTGATAACTCGTGCCTTGATGAGGATTGACAAGTTATTTACCGTCAAGCCCACCGATGCGTCTATAAAGGAATTAGAGGGCGAAGCCCTCGATAGGGTCATAGCTAAAGCCGATGAGGTTGACAAGAAGCTAAAGACCCATCTTGAGGAGAGCAACTTTATTGCTTGTTATTCCGAAATGATTACTTCTGGCTTTCTTTTGGGTTTTGGCGCACCGAAATTACGATGGGAAGGGGACAGGAACGGCACGACCGAATACGATAATGTTGACATATTAAACTTGTTCATTGACCCTAACTATATGCCTTACCAAAAGGGCAACCCCAAATATATTATCGAATTTCAGGAAATGGATTTGGCTTCCTTGCGTACCAATACCCAACGAACAAATAATCAAGCGGGCAAGGCCATTTTCAATATGAAGGTCATCAAGAAGATAGAGGCTGATTACGCCGAGCCGGAAGAAAAGAGCGAGGAGTTACGGCGCAGGGGCTTAGGCGATTATTCGCCTGTGAGTAAGAAAGTTGGCCTTGAGGAGTTTTGGGGCGATATAATTTCAGAGGACGGCAAGGAAGTTCTTGAAAACCAATTGATTGTCATAGCCAATGGCAAGCACATAATTCGTTGGCAAGACAATCCTTTTGAGCACGGCAAGCATCCGTACATTTTAACGACCCCCATAGTTTATCCTCATCGCGGAATAGCCGGCATTAGTTTGATTGAGCCGATAGTTAAGGTTAATTATTTGTATAATAACATTGTAAATATGAGCGTTGATAAACTCAACTGGTCGGTCAATCCCATGTTCGAGCTCAAGAGGGGGCGATTACTAAATCCCAAGACCTTAACAGACCTTTATCCAGGCAAGCAAATATGGAGCGATGGAACAGGGCGGGCCGTTGAGGAAATTCAAGTAGCTGGAATTAAGGCGGACACCTTTGTGATGTTAGAACTTTTGGCTCGTGAGATTCAGGAGGGGACGGCAATTACCGAATTCATAATGGGTATGCCAGGCAAAAAGAGCAAGACTCTTGGCGAAGTAGAAATCAAGACGCAGGAATCCCAGGGCTTTTTTGATGTGATAGCCCGCCGATTAGAGCAGCATTCGATTAAGCCTTTGTTGATTATGACGCTGGATTTATTGAGGCAGTTTACGGACGATGATTTAGAGGGGGAGTTCAAGTTTAATGTGGGCGGGTTGAGTTTGCTTTTAATTCAAAAAGAGCAGGTTACAAGGTTAATGCAGATACTTGGTATGGCCTTAAAGGCTCCAGATTTGGCCCCGATAACCGATATACCCGAATTGTGGCAGAAATTACTTAGTATTTACAACCTTTCGGATGTTTATAAGGAGCCGGAAGAGACGGAAGAAATGGCGGAAGGACAACCCGAACAACAAGCTCAAATTCAGCAGAAAGCGGCTCAGGATGCTAAAAGATTAGTGTCGCAGATATCGCCGGAACAGTTAATGAGGATGGGATAATGGGCGTATATGACGTTTATGGCAAAGACAGGATTCAATTAAAAAATGGCCCCAATGGTATGTTCACTTATGCTGAAGGCGATAAAGTTGAGATACCTAACGGATTGTATTCGTCCGTGGATGGCGCTGTTATTATAGAGGGCGGCAAAGTCTTTAGAACTTTTCTTGTTGTTAATGACCATTATGGAAGACCTATGGATAAAGTTAAATGGATAATAAATATAGGAGTTAAAAATGGCAAAAAGAATACCAGACAAGCAAAGCACTCGCGTCGGTCGCGGTAAGGGTTATGATGGTTCGGCGGGATACACTGAAGTTGGTTAGTATATCAAAGAAGCGTTATTACAAATTGGTGTCGAGCTTCGGATTTTTAAGTGCCCTAAATGTGGGCGTGTATTTGGTTTGGGACTTTATAAATGGGTAGATATAATAAAATGTGTTTATTGCGGCAAGGAAATTAGAAATGCCGGTAAAAATAAAAAAGATTAACGGTTATCGAGTAACGCACGGCGGGAAGGTCAGCGCTAAAGGCACAACCAAGAAAAAAGCCGTTCGTCAGGCAAATTTATTAAGGGCGGTTGCGCACGGATGGAAACCTACCGGCGCTCCCGCAAGGGACAAAAGAAAGAAGAAAAGGAAAAAGCGTAATGCCTGAAGAGTTAAACAAAGAAGCCAAATTGCGACTGCTCCAAAACGAGGCAGAGAGCCTTCGGACTCTTGTGAATTCTAACGGCTGGAAAAATGTTGTCGTACCCGCGTTAGAGGAGAGAAGGGAAAGTTTACATCAGGAGTTTTTAGAGGCGAAAGAGCCTCTTGATTTTGTCAGGATTCAACAAGCGATAAATGCAATAGAAAACCTTTTGGCATTTATCCCCAATATGATAGAGGATGGAGGCAAGGCGGCAGAAGAACTAAAAGAATTGACAAGTAAATAGTAGTTTATGACCGGTGTGTGCCGGTAATAAATAGGGTAATAAGACGGCAGGTTGGTGCCAACCCATTAACCTGTCGTTTTTTATTGCCCGTTTGGTTCGTTTGAATACCCTAAAAATGGGACTCGAAACAAGCTTGAACACCTCTGGCTCGAAAGTGTATTTTCGAGGGACGGGACTCAGGCGCGGGGTTGAACACCCCAAAGATAGGACTCAAACATTAAGGAGTAAAATTATGGACGAAGAAGTAAAAACCACAGAAACGGCAGGACAAGTTGAAGGGCAACCGGAAACGCAACCTGATGCTGCGGCGCAGGTCGAGGCTCCGGCGGAAGCGGTGAATTGGGAGCAGCGATACAAGGATTTGCAATCTGACCATACCCGCATTTCGCAGGAATCAGCTAAGAACCAGCAATTGATTGAGGTTGTATCACCCCACGTTAATTGGCAAGACCTTGAAAGAGCACAAAGAGGTGAGTCGCCTGAATCTTCTGGTGATGAGATGACCTTTGTTAGCAAGAAAGAGCTTAATGAGCATCTTCGCAAGGTAGAGCAGCGAATGGCTACGCAGAATTTCGTTCAGGAATTCAGGCAAAATCATCCCGACCTTGCCGACCGAGGGCCGAAAGAAGAAATGGTTCGTTTCTTTTTTGAGCAAAAAACGCTTAAAACAGACCCTTTCGACAAGAGGCTTAAAAACGCCACGGATTCGGCTCGTAACTTTCTAAAGGTCGAGCAGCAAAAAGGCAAAGACGGAAGCACCCAAAAGGATGCCGAGGCCGCTGCTGCCGGTGGTCTTATTTCTGCTACTCCTAAAACTTCTCCTAAACCAGAACCGAAAGAAGAGACTCCCCAGAATTATGTAGATTCTCTTCGGGATGCTCAGGAACGTAAGAAGTTGACTAATTTTTAGGAGATTAAATTATGGCTGCTGGAATATTCTTTGCGACTGATACCTCTGGTGGCGCTTTGTCGATGGCGACATTGTCCGCTAAAGTCAGGTACGCAGCGCAACCGATTATGAAGTTTCAGCAATTCTGCGACGTTAAAGAAGCGTTTGGTAAGGGTAGGCACGATGAGCTTATTTACGACAAGATTTCCAACATCCTTACTGGTGGTACTGTGTTGGACGAAACGGCAGTAATGCCCGTTTCCCAATACAGTATAAAACTCGGCACGCTTTCCATTAACGAATACGGTCGAGGAATTCCTTACACCGGCAAAGCAGATGCTTTGTCAAAGTTATCTGTAAAGGACACCATTATCGTTACTCTCAAGAATGATATGGCCAAAGCTCTTGACCAAGCTGCTAAAGACGAATTTGCTTCGTCTGATGTAACCTATACGGTTAGGGCTACTGGTTCGGGTAGGTTTAGTACGACTGGCGTTTTAGTGGCAAACAATACCTTTTTGGGAGACTTAAACGCTTATCACGTCAGAAACATCGTTACCTTTATGAAGAAGAATCACTACCCCACTTTTGACGGTCAGGATTATATTTGTATTGCATCTCCTACCGCCATCAATGGTTTATTTGCCGACAGTGGTTGGCAGGATGCTTATAAATATACCAAGCCGGAAAATATGTGGGCTGGCGAAGTAGGCCGGTATTTTGGTGTACGTTTCATAGAGGAAACTAATCTTTTATCCAATGTTTTAGGCGGAACCAGCGGTGCCGGCGGCACTTATGGTGGATTTTGTTTCTTTGGTGCCGATGCCGTTGCTTACGGCGTTGCCACCCCGCCTGAAATAAGGATTAAAGAGGTAACGGATTATCGCAGGTCTATGGGCATTGCTTGGTACGGCATTCTTGGTTTTCACAAGACTTGGGACAATTCTGATGACGGCGAGAGTCGTATAGTTTACGCTGCGGCTGGAACTGGAACTTGATTCGGAAAGGGGGCGGGAATAAACTCGCCCCCTATATTTTTATGTGGCATAAAGATATAGACGGAAAAAGAGAGTCTGAAAAGTGTAAATTCAGGATAGCATCGTTCTGCACTGGCGTTGGGCTGGATATAGGAGCAAGAGAGCAGAAAATCAACCCCAATGCTTTATCGGTGGGCGCAACAGAAGCGTGTGATGTCAAAGCGAATCTGCACGCCAACGATGCTATGGCTTTTTTAAGCGATGAACATTTTGAATACGTATTCAGTTCGCATTTGCTTGAGGAGTTTGAATCGCCCGATAAAACTTTAGCCGAATGGTGGTCGAAAGTCAAGCCAGGGGGTTATTTAATTCTTTACTGTGATGACCCTGGCTATTCGCCAAAAACCAACACCGAACTCTGCCGCATAGAAAAAAGGGCGGATTTGTACTGGGAAGATGTCTGGGCTATGCTTGAAAAAATCGGCAATGCCAAAAAAGTAAGTGCTACCCGCCACGATGAGTTCAACGAATATAGTTGGCAGTTGATTGTCCGAAAGACGTGCGGTTTTCTTAAAAAGCCGGTGGAAAGATTGAAGAAAACACGAGACTGGGGAAGAATTGTTTTCCCCCGCAAGAAAGTTACCGACAAGGAGGCGTTGGTCATAAGATACGGCGCATTTGGTGATGCTATCTGGGCGACACCTATTTTGAGAGAACTAAAAAAGCAGGGCTATTATATTGTTTACAATACATCCGAAATCCCTGCACAGGTGGTTCGGGAGAACCCTAATATTGACGAGTTTCTCATCCAAGAAGGCGAAAGTATCCCTATGTCGGACGACGAGGATTATTGGAAATATATCGGCCAGAGTTTTGATAAAGTCGTTAATCTCTGCGGGCAAGTTGAAGATAAACTTTTAAGGGTAGAAGGTAGGACTGGTTATGAATGGCCTCACAAAAAGAGGCACGAAAGATGCAATAAAAATTATATTGATACCTTGATGGCGGCGGCGGGCTTTCCTGATAAAAAGGGTGAATTACCCGAATTATTCTTTACGCACGAAGAAGAAGCTGCGGCACAAACTTATATGAAAGGGTTGGAGGATAGGTTTGTAGTTCTTTGGTCTTTATCAGGTTCTTCGTTGCACAAAATATATCCTCACGCAGAAAAGGTGGGCAAAATTCTATCATCTACGTTTGACGATATTGAAATTATTACAGTCGGGGACGATATGTGCCGCATTATGGAATGGGATGCGCCGCATACCCAAAATAAATCCGGCCATTTTACTATACGTCAGTCGATGTTATTAACTAAATATGTGGACTTGGTAATAGGGCCGGAAACGGGGATACTCAACGCCGCATCCTGTTACGATACACCGAAGATGGTTTTTTTAAGTCATTCGTCAGAAGAAAATCTTACGAAATATTGGAAGAATTGTATTGCTTTGCACCCCGAAGGGTGTCCCTGTCATCCCTGCCACCAGTTGCATTTTTCTAAAAGTTGTCCTTTGGGAGCAACTGGCACGGCCGCTTTATGTGCGGAGAACATTTCTGCCCCCAATGTTTTTGGGGCTATTAAGAAAGTTTATAATCAATGGCAATATAGCAAGCCGGACAAGAAATGGGTTGGTTTTACAATCGCTTACGATAAATTGTCTCATAGGCTTGCTGAAAGAGTCAAAAAATCTTTTCGGTATTTTCATCCCAACATTCCCTTTTTTGTCTATGACGCATCTGACGAGAAAGAAATATTGGGCGAAGTTATAGACCCGGGCCCATATCCGGCGGGTGTTTCGATGAGACCTCGTGTTTGCGAAAAACTTCTCAAAGAATACGATGGTATCATTTATCTTGATGTCGATACTGTTGTTGCTGCTCGGCTTGATGAATTTTTATCGGGGGGTTACGAAGTTGCTGCCACGCTTAATGTCAAGGGCTTTGGCAGGGAGGCGCTCTTTAACGATGGCGTTTTTGCCTTAACGAGTAAACAATTTGCGAAGATGTGGACGAATGGCGTTTACGATAAACACAACAATTACAATAACGACCAATATGTTTTTAACTATCTGACGAATTTGGGTCTTTATGATACCAAAGTTGTTGATGCTGAAAAGGTTTATTATAACGAAAGGTCGAGGGAGTACTGGGGTGAAATTCAAGCGAATAACGGTAGTTTATTCTGCAATAATAGGCAATTAAAGGTTTTGCATTGGGCTGGCGGCTTCAAAGTGCCAGGCGATAAGCTGTCCTGCGGCAAGTTCAGTGATGAAGTTCGTAAATTTCTTAACAAAGTTACCGGCACGACAGACTTCACTGATATTAAAGGCAAAGATGTTTGGTGGCCGACTGCGCCTACGAAGCCGGTTACTTCGGTTATCAGGGGTTTGAAAGTAACGAGGCGGACAGGCGTTTATGCACGATTACCGAGCGATGCGAATGTTGTTAATGAAGTGATGGTCGAAGATTCCTACCGTCTGGGGCAACTTGAGAGAATTATACAGCCCAAAGTTATTCTCGATTTGGGCGGACACATAGGCACGTTCGGCTTGATGGCAAAGAAGATGTGGCCGGACGCTTTACTTATTGCAGTCGAGGCCAATAAGGAGTCGTGCAGTTTTTACAAAAGGAATATGATAGAGAATAATTTCAAAAACTATCATATTCTCAATTACGGGCTATCTTATGATTCCAGAGAAACTTGTCTTGTCGAGGATTTTCAGGCGACTGGCGGCGGGATACTTGCAACGCCCGAAAGGGTTGGGGATATTTATACCGGAGGGGGAGGCGATCGAACGCTTGGGCGTGCGGACGTTCGGACTATTACCATCGAAGAGATTGTTAAGATGTTCAACTTGGATTCGATTGACCTTGCCAAATGGGACATAGAGGGCGGCGAACTTAAATGTTGGGAAAAGATGTCTGATGAAGCCGCAGCGAAGTTCAAGTATATGATAGGCGAATTTCACGTTCCCGTTGTAGAGGGCGGAAAGGATTTCAAGCCAAGACCTATCAAGAAGGCAGAGTTCTGGGAAATAGCGAAAGACAAGTTTCCCCATCTGGTGTTCGACCATTACGCTTCGATTATGGATGTTGACCCCAAGACGGGGGATATTTTACGGGTGGGCATAGGCGTATTCGAGGCAATCCCCAAAGGTAGGGGCGAAAAGCAGACGAGAGAAGATTTTTTCTGTTAGGAAAATGGATAATAGAACTATATTAGTTGAAGTTGTTTCCAAAAGCGGCAAGCCACGCTTCGCTCATATTGATACATACAGCGACAAGGATTTGATAATAGGTCGTAACTTTACTCGTCAACTTAAAAAAGAATTTGGACGAAACATTCTTCATTGGAGCGCCCTTAAACATTGGCGGGGGGAATGGGTTTTACGGAGGTTTCTTTCGCAGGAACCAATAAAGATTGCTGTGGATTTGGGGACGGCAAAAGGAGTATCGGCAGCTTTATTGGCTTGTTATGCAGATAAAGTATATACCTTGGATAGTGAGGAAATTCTGATAGCAAATTGCATCTGGGATAAATTCGGGATTAAAAATAAAATACAATTTTTGAGAGTCCCGACAAATGAAGACAAAACCGATATATTAAAGAACTTGGATTTCGATTTTGCCTTTATCGATGATCAGCACGATTACGAAGGTGCTAAAATCAGTTTCGAGGCCACTGAAAAATGTGGCAGGGTTTTATTCCACGATTGTTGCAATGGTTGGCCTGGGGTAAAAAAGTTCGTTAGCACTCTCCCAAAAGAAGAAATGACCTTTAAGAATCCATTTGCTTATTGGAAAAGCAAACAAAAGTAAAACTTTATTGAAAGGAAAAACAAAATGAAAGGCGCAAAAAATTTGTTGAAAACGATTTGTCTTGTGTTGTTGTTGACCGCAATTCTTGGTGGGCTTATGCAGAAATTATGGTCTGCACAGAAATGGGCAACTACGGGCACTGACCAATACAGGGATGCAAAAGTCCAGATGGTAACCTGCACCTTTGATAACGATTGGCCATATACCAATATGAACAACCTAACTTTAACAACAGGGCACGTACAGGGAACGGTTGTTAGGGTTGGGTATGATACTACCGGAACCGATACCCAATGGGATTTAATTCTAAAAGACCCTATGGGCTTTGCGGTTTTCACAAAGACGGACTGCACCAGTGCAACAGAACCAATTGCATACACAGTTTACGAAGACGATACAGAAGGCAACCCGCATCGAGGCGTGCCGTTTTCTGGACATCTCACTATTGATATAGACGATGTTGCCCAGCAGGACGAAGTCCAAACTTGCACAGCCGATGCTAATGCTGCTTCTGGGACTTATGAAATTACTATTGTTGACCAGAATACTACTCCGCTCGCATATAACGCCAATACAGCCGCCATTGTAACTGCCTTGGAAGTGCTGTCGAATGTTGGCGAAAATGGGATGACATCGGTTGTCAGTACATTAGACGAGGCCGCCACTACCGATATAGTTCTTACCTTCGCCGATTCGCTTGGTAATGTCCCTTCGGCGAGTTTTGATGTGGCTTTAACGGGCACAACGACAAGTGTTACCGTTGTGGAAACGACCGAAGGCGGAAACCTTTTAACGGAAGTAATTGTCTATGTTTGGTACGAGCAATAATGACGAACTAATTTAAGGAGAAAAACAGTTGAGTACCTTATCAGAAATACGAGAGGCCGTTCAATTGAACTGGCCGTCTGGTTATCACGAAAATGATATAGATAACGACAAGGTAGATGCCTGGATAAATCGTATCCAAAGGCGGATATGCCGCAGGCACAATTTTACCTGGATGGAGCAAGAAGTTACGCAGAATACGACCGATGAGGAGCGAAAATATTTACTGCCAGTTGCAGGAGATAGCGATTGGGCGGAAGTGGAAAGTGGTACTGTCCGGCGGTTTAAGTCAGAGATTTCCTGCGAGCTTCAAGATTACGATAGCAATATCATAACGCTTACCAAGGCCTTCAAAGAGCAGATAGAGAACAATTCCGATTTTGACGACTTAACCGCCAAAGGAACACCGAGTCATTACTGCTTACAGCAAAGCTACTTATGGCTTTATAAACTACCTGACCACGGTGATAATGACGATACCGCTTTTGTTATCGACCTTGAATTTTACGGGTATTTAGCAGACTTATCAGGGGATACCGACACTAACACGATAACAGATAACGACCCCGAAGTTCTCGAATGCGGTGCAACTGCACTTGGTTTTAGATTCGGCCTTGATATAGAACGTGCCCAAAGTTGGTTTACTGATATGGCAGGTATTTTCGAGGAGATGAAAAGAGAAGATGAAATAAAAGAATTAGCTACCATCGAGCAGGGTATGCGACCCCGTGATGGGCAGCAATTGGGAGTTTAAGTTATGGCTTTTACAAATGATTGGACGGAAACCACGCCATTAGGGTCAGAGAACGCTAATACCGCTGACGATTATCTACGTGATGCCAAAGTTGATTTAGGTGAACGTCTTGAGTCGATGTTTTGTGGTTTTAATCACGATGACCACGCTGGCGATGAGGACGAATATGGTGTTAAGCACTTGAAATTCTTTCCTGAAGATGCCGACCCTACCACCGATTCGGATTACGGATTCCTTTATGTTAAAAGTGATGGAACTACGAATGAATTATTCTGGAAGGACGGATCGGCCAATGTCAAACAATTAACCGATGGTGGCGTATTAAAGGTTGTTGCCGGTGATTACGCAGCCGATTCGATAGACGAGGACGACATTCAACTTGCCAATACTGGAATGTTGCAAGGCGAAGTGGCTGCTACGGGAAGTTCCGCTGATATTATTGGGTTAAATGCTGACGATGTGCCAGAACTTGCTGACGGTGCTGTTTTGGCTGCTGCTACTGAAGCCGGAGATGATGACTTAACTGTTGCCAACAAAAAATATGTAGATGATGAAATAGATGACAGAGTGGGCACTATCGGCGATATGTCGCCAAGTGATTATCAAAATGATGGCGGCGGAGATAGCAGAGAGAGTGTGACGTACCCTAATGGTATGATAGTTAAAAGTGGGTATGTGGCGTATTCAAGCGAAGCCCAGACGATAACTTTTGACGCCGCTTTTCCGTATGGCATAGTAAGTGTGCAAGTAACGCCGGCTGATACTGATAGTAACCGTTCCGATGTGGCTGTTGGCTCGCTTGCGGTAGGTTCTTTTGTTGTGTATGTAGGAACTAACCACCCAGACGGTTTTTATTGGGAAGTTAAAGGATATTAAATGCCAATACAACGAATGACGTTATTAGCGCCGAGGGGCGGTTTGAGATACGACATATCACCGGATGTTATCTCGCCTCTGGAGATGTCGGGTGGGCAGAATGTCTTTTTTGAATATGGTTTCGTTAAGAAAAGATACGGATATAAGAAGAAAACTGATTCCGAATCGACTGTTTTATCAAGCGAAGTAATGGGGGCAACTTGTTTCGTAAAAGATAGCTCTACGAAGTATCTGGTAGCCTTTACGTTAAAGGATATGTACCACTGGAACACTGGGGAAGAACAGTGGGACTCCAAAACAGGAGACGACCTTACTGGAGAGGATACCGACCATTTTTGGTTCGATTCAATTAGAAAAAGCACCGAGACTGACCCTTGGCTTATCTTCACAAATGGCATTGATAATGTGCAGAAATGGACAGGGACGGGAAATCACGCCGATTTAGGCGGTTCGCCAGGAACGGCGAAGGCACTTGTCCAATTCAAAGACTATATTCTTCTGCTTGCTCCGGGGACTAATTACCAAAGAATTAAGTGGCCTGATACTGCTGACCCCGAAAATTGGAGTACTGGCAATTCGGGTTATATAGATTTGGGTGGCTCGGATTATGTAGTTGGCGGGGTGAGATATAAGGGTGATTATGTTGTTATCGCCAAAGAAAAAAGTATTTGGTTGGGTTACGCTACGGGCGATAGCGAGATTTTGCATTTTGATTGCAAGATTGCCGATTTTGGTTGTCCTGCGGGCAAGACCTTAAAAGTTGCTGGTAATGATGTAATCTTTTTGACTTGGGACAATATAGTCGCCTTTAACGGGGTGGATTATGACTTAATTGGCCAAGTTATCAAGCAGGAATTGTTTCGTACTATGAACCCCGACGAGATTGGTCGTTGTTTCGCCCAAGTAAATAAAGACCAGGACGAATACGCATTACACGTTCCCTCAACGGGATCTACTTATTGCGATATAGTTTGGGTTTATAACTATAAATTAAAGAGTTGGTATCCGCCGCATAGACTTGCAGAGGATATGCTTGGGGCGGGCGAGTTCACGGCGCACGAGAACATAACCTTTGACGACCTTGTGGGTACATTTGACCAGCAAACGTGGCGATACGATGATAGGGCTACCGTTTCGGAAACGCCTATTATAATCTACGGTTCTACGGACAAATATGTTTACGAATACACACGGCTTGAGAACAATGATGACGGTGTTGCAATAGATGCCTATTTCGATACGAAGGACTTTAACTTTACCCAATTTAATATCTCTCAATTGATTACGAGAATGGACGTTTACTATACTGGTAAGAGTCTTGAGGTATGGTATTCGATAGATAACGGAATTAACTGGACGTTAATTAGCACGCTTTCGGAGAGTACGAATCTTGAAATTAAGAGGTTGTTTTTTAAGGTTAGTTGTTCTCAAATTAGGTTTAGGTTCAGGAACGCTAATCTTGGTGAGCATTTCGATTTTGAAAAAGCGCTAATCTATTGGCAATCAGGAGGGGATAGATTATGAGCAACGGTTTTGAGCCAATAGAAGGTGAAGTAAAACGGTTGCCACCGTTAATACTTCCGCATTTGCCTCCAATTAAAGACCCTAAAACGGAAAAATGGCTTCGGGCTTTGCTTATGCAATTAGAGGAATGGCGCAGGAAAATCGATATGGTTTATAATATCGAGAATCTTGTTAAGCATGTATGTCTTTGGGAGAGGGATTCCGGCACTTCAACGCTTACGCCCAGAAATACCCTGGACGACATAGATGAAGTTGGTACGGCATTTTTAGATAGAGCCGTTATCGGTGGCGGGATGATAACAGAGCACCCACTTCTCGATAGTTGTGTAGCTCAATGGAAACTAAACGAGATAGGGGCAAGCTCTGTAATTGCCGATGCTGTTGGTAGTAATACAGGGGCTTTGCGCAAGGATGCCGATAATACTGAGAATGCGGAAGACCACGATGTAACGGGTAAACTTACCGGCGCACTTGATATGTCGTTGAATAGTTGCACCAAGGGTTATATTGATTGCGGTAACGATTCAAGTATTATGTTCACAGCTGCCGGTCAATGGAGTTACAGTTTTTGGATGAAGGCTTACACAGCCGCTGCCAGCCACAAAGTTATTGCAAGTTGTGGAGGTTTGGTTTGGGATGCAACTGATGGCTGGCTCATTAAGTATGGGGATGAAGCCGAGACTCTTATATTCCAAAAATCCACCGGCGATGGCGCAACGGTAGTTTCGCATTCAGGTCTTATTGATGGAAATTGGCATCTTGTTGTAATCACTTACGATAATGGAGTTGTTAGACTTTATGTTGATAATGTTCTTGAGGATATGGGGCAGGATACTTTTGATGATGCGACAGTTGGTTTTCGGATTGGTTGCGGGCCTCTTTTTTGGCACGATGCCGTTTTCACTGATGGGATAGACAATTTCCTTGTATTTAACAGAGTTCTCTATCCTTCTGATGTTGCCGTCCTTTGGAATAGCGGTAATGGCCGAGAGGATTTCGGCGCAGACGCACTTACCAAAATCAATACGATTGTGAAGAACGACAACATTTTCCCTTTTTATATTGCTGATTCAGAAGATAATCTATTGGTTGAGGGCGATTTAGAGGTTCAGCACGATTTATATGTTGGACAGGACTTACAGATAGACGGTGCTTTAGATTTAACCTCAATCTCTCCAAAATCCATTCTCTTAAGAGATAATATGGCCACAACTCTGGCTATAAAAGAGGGCGACAATGACTATCTAACTTTTGTTACTACCGATGGTAGCGAGAAGATAACGATAAGTAAGATTTTGGATTTGGATGCCGACTTGGATTTATTAAGTCAAGCAACCGTTATATCAATCAAAGATAACGAAGCGGCTGCTCTTGATATTAAGGAAGGTGAAACTTCATACCTAAAATTTGTTACAACTGATGATGGAGAAAAAATAGTTGTAGGCGTTGAAATAGAAGGCTCAAATTTTGATATAAATGGCGGAACGATGGATGGCGTAGCTATTGCCAATGACTGCACCCAAGCAGAATGGGACGCAGCTTACAATGACAAAGTAAATGCAATAGCATTCGATGTAGATGATGGAATTATTACTATCACACAGCAAGATTCAGGCACCTTAACAACTGTTTCGCTCGATGGCAGGTATTATACAGAGGCAGAAATAGGTGCTGGTTATCAGCCGCTCGATGCCGAACTCACTGCCCTTGCAGGACTAAGTTATTCCGCTGCCAGTTATATTCGTATGACAGCAGCAGGCACTTTTGACCTACGAACTTATGCTAATGTTCTTGCGGATTTGAGTGGACAAGCTGGAGCAGCATTTAGTTGGAACGAGCAAAGTCTAACAAATATAGGAGCCATCAACACTTGTGATACAATAACTCTCGTAGCCGGTGAGGATATTACATTAAGCGGCGATGGAATAGTTACAACGGGTTCGGGAGGCTTTGTTCTTCCTAATGAAGGGGCGGTTACTCTTGGTTCTTATGGAAGTATTGTGGGAAGTGCTGATTTTCAGGGCGATGAATCACTCCTACTTTCATCCTCAGCAGTTGGCAATGTTGATATACATCTTGTGGATGATGCTGGAGATTATGGTAATTTTACAGTTTGGGATGATGAAGATAATCCATTGTTTGCTCTAAGTGGTGGTTCGGCGGCGGCTAATATTGCTATGACCGGAACTTTAACCGGAGTAACCGGTTTAACTTTTGACCTTACCCAAGACTATAAATTCGGTGAAATAGCCACAGCGCAAGCACTTTATATCCAAGGCCAAACCGAAAATATGACTACTATTTTAGATTTGTTTAGCAAAGATGGGGATGGCACGGATTCAACTGCCTTTAACTTGTTTGCCATAGGGACTCCGACCCAATTAACTAATACGGAAAACGCTACATTCGGTTGGAATTCAGTACAGGATAGATTTAGATTTTACGTTCACGCCGCCGGTTCTGGTACTGTCCGTCCTCTTGTCTTATATACCGGAGACAACACAGACCAGCTTCTTCTCAATATAGATGGTTCAGTTTCAATGTCGGGGGCTTTGGCTGTTACAGGCGAATTGACAGCAGCTAAACTTTTGGTTGCTGCCGATACATTTATTGACAAAGACGAAGCCAATAATATGACATTTGAGGATGTAAACACTGGTTCTAAAACACTTGCCGAACTTGCCGCTGGTGGTGAAGAGACCGATACTCTTGATGCGGTTTGTGAAAGAGGGGCGGTTACTGACGTGGCAATTCATATTGATACAGAATCTCCGACAAACAATACCGCTTCGTTAGAAGTCGGCGACCAGTTAGGAATAGGTGCATCCGCAGACAGGGTAAGGGTTATTGCAGGTAACACCGATGGTTATTCTAATATGGTCGTTGGGCAAGACGCTACACATTATCTTGAGACTTTTTGGGTTTATGATGCTACTGCTGCTAATTCTTATGGAAGGATTCAGGTTGTTGGAGGAAACAGGTTAGACATAAATCCAAATAGTAAAGAGACTCGCATCGGAGGGGATTTGCTTGTTAATAGCGATATAGGAGTTGTAGGCGACACCGATTTACTCCAGCTTGCCGCCGATGCTCTTACAGTAAATGGAACCGGCCACTTCAGCGGCGATTTAGACACAGATGGGGCGTTTCTTGCCAACGAACACATAGGCATAGGGGCTTATGCAAGCTCCCCGCCCTGGGATGTCGCCTTGCTTATAGCAGAGGATTTTCCTACTTTATCAATAAGTTGTCAGAGAGACAGTATAGGAGGTCTTACTTTTGATTTCTTTAGATTAAGTGCAAAAAGTCTTGATGAAGGAACAGGAACAGGGCTATCAGATGATATGGGAAGATTAGGATTATTAGGTAAGTTTGTTGACGGGCCTGATAACAAGCCCTACGCATACTATATTTACATAGGAGCCGGTAATGATGTTGCGTACAATAATGCCTTTGTAAAAATTGATGCTGGAGAAAAAATGGCATTAGGTTTAAGTGGCGCGACAAGACCTACAACTGCTATGTTAGAAGTTTATGGAAATGCTTATTTTGTAGTGAATCTTGACGCTGCCAGCAATCCACCACTTACCCTTCTTCAAGACCATCTAACTGGGGCACAACCTTGTCTTACACTTGGCCAAGATGATATAAGTGAGGGATTTATAGATTTTGTAGGTTCCGCCAGAGGCGCAATTACAGGAGCGACCAATAGTACCGAAAGTGCAAGAATTGAGCTTAATGGAACGGTTTATAGATTGGCTCTGTATGCTGATGCATAAAAGGAAAATATTATGGTAAAGAAAAAGAAATTAAAAGCGACAGATAACAAAGCAAAAGACGTGGAAACGAAACCAAAATCTCCACCAGTTCCGCCCAAACAAAGATTCTTTAGGGTGCCCCAGCAAGTTGTTATGGCGCTTGCGGCCTATTTGTTGGAATCGACGCCGAATGGTATGTCGGTCAGGCGGGTGGTGGAATTGAGGACGGCATTACTTCAATCAAGAGAATGTCAACCTTAAACGCAAAAGAGATGATTGAGAAATTTGGTTTTGACGAAACCAAAGAGATAATTCTCGATTTGATAGGCAAAATAAAAAAGGTCGATAAATCGAGACAGGAGATAAACGTCTGGCTTATGGTTAATTTGGGTACGGATATTTTTGATGCCTGGATTTCTTTTAATGAGAACAGACCAACCGGATTATTGACTTGTGAGATAGTTGAGCAACGTACTGACCCAACGGGTTATATCTCGTTTATCGAGCCAGATACGGATTTTGATTCAGAGCTTTTAAGTAAGTGCGAGCAATGGGCGAAGTCTATCGGTGTTAAAAAGTTGATGTTCTATATGAAACGTAATTACCGAGGTTTTGAAAAGAAATATAAATTTCGACTTTTACGGACTGTAATGGTTAAGGAGTTAGAATAAGATGGGTATGTTTGATGATTTTTTTAGTGGTTCAAAATCAGAAAGCCCTGAATCCTTGGAACCTAAATGGCAGCAAGAGTTAAGAAAACGATTAGGTCTGGCTGCCGAACCTGGGGCAATGGAAAGACTGACCCGGGCGGGCGAGCCATACGGGGGCGATTTAGTTGCACCCTTGGGCGAATACGAACAATGGGGATTAGGCGCGCTTGGTAAATATCTTCAATCGCCTTCTATGATGGAAGGTGGCCTTTGGGGTGCAGGTAAAGAGGAGTTAATGAGAACCCTCGGTGGTGGTGAATACGACCCATATCAAGGGGAATATTACAAGGCGTTTAGAAGTAATGTTTTGCGTGAGCTTGGAGAGGCCAAAGACCGGCTTGCTTCCCGAACATCGGCATCGGATAGATTCTTTAGTGGTGGCAGGGTCGCTGGTGAGGCTGAACTCGAGGAAACGGCAACTGGTAATCTTATGCAAATGTTAGGTACGCTCCAAGAGGCTGAAAGGACAAGGCGTCTTGGTGCCGTTGGCCCCGCTGTGGGTATGGCACAATACGAGGAGATGGCTCCATTAGGTAGGATCGGTGCTGCACAACAATTCGGTGCCTTGCCGAGGCAATGGGAACAATCCTTACTTGACGCCCAAAGAGCGGAGTATATGAGACAATTACAGGATTTAGGTATTCCGCTTGAGGTTGCAATGGGATTATCAACTTATCAGCCGCCTTACTATCAGCCAACTTATGGCCCTTCGGGATTAGAGCAACTTGCGCCGTTATTAGGAGCGGCGGGGCAAGCGGGCAGCTTTGCTAATTTGTTTAGTGGTCTTGGTGGTGGAGCAAGTGCTGCCGGCCTTCCTGCCGGCGGAGCTTCTACGCTGGGCTATACCGGTGGATTATATGGTTATGGTCAATAATTAAAGGAGATATATTATGCCGTTATATCAATTAAGCGGCGGGACGCCGTATAAGAAAAGTGCTGCTGGTGGTCTATCTGAATTATTCGGAGCATATACACAAAGTCGGCAGGAAAGAGAGGAACGATTGCGCCGCCAACAAATGCAGGATTTGCAAATGCGAATGTTGAGAAGACAGATGGGGCAGATGGAACAACCGCCTATAATGCACCCATCTGAATTGGCCTACAAAGAAGCGGCTACACAAAAATTACGGGGAGAGACCGGACAGATAGGCTTGCCATCGCCGGTAAGCAAAGAGGAAGCTGCAAACCTTCAGGCGCGGACAGGTCTTGCTACGGCACAAACAAAAAAATTGGGCTTACCCGCATTGCAGCAAACCTCCATTGTAGAATCCGGTGGCATAAATTATCTTATTAACACGCAAACTGGCCAAATAATCCAAGATTTAGGCCCCGTAACACCAGCAGAATATAGACCGGACATAATACAGAATATAGAAACAGGCGAACAGCGATATATAAAGCCAGGCGAAGATATACCGATGGGTTGGCAAGTTAGTAAGCCCCCCACATCAGCCGTAAGTGTAAGCATAGGCGGAGAGGCTGGTCTTGAAAAATCAACAAAAGGGGCAGTAGAAAGAGAGATTAAAACAATAGACGATACTTTAGCCATTGTTAATAGAATTTCAGAGACTACGAAAGATGAGTATTTAACTTATGGCGGCAAGTTTACGGCGGGCGCAACACGGTTTGGTGAAAAGTGGGGCATCGCAGAAACATTGAAAGACGTGCCAATGGTGGGCGGCGTAATAGATAAAGAATTCTTAAGGGGTTATAGTATTTGGCTAATGGGTGCCCAGGAAATTTATCTAAAGAAACGACACGAAATAACTGGCGTAGCAGCAAATCCTGCCGAAAAAGAAGAAATTGCTTTGGCTATTCCTGACCCAATAAAAAATTCACCAACCGAATTTAAGGCGAAAACAGCAGAGTTAATTCGGCTATTGACCCAATCTCGCAATCGCTTAATCATATTCCGTGCTTTGGGTATTCCGAATCCTACAAAAGAGCAGTTAAGTAGAGTATCGTTAGGTCAAGTACCGCTCGACCCAGAAGAGGCAAGGAAACAAGCTCCGCATATTATGTTAGGGGCAACCGAGCAAGAAACAGTACCGCCGCCCCCGCCTGGCTTTATAATTGATTAGGAGAATTTGCAATGATAGACCCGAATTTACAAACAGAGCAGCGGTTTTTGAAAACGGCCACTAATCCCCAAACCGGCCAAAAAACTGGTTGGGATGGCCAAAGATGGGTAATGATACCGCCTCAACAAGATCAGGTTGCGCCACCAATGCCCCTTTCTGCAATACAATCGCAACCAATGCAGACGGCCACTCATCCTAAAACTGGCCAAAAGGCGGGCTGGGACGGCAAGCAATGGTCAACAATGACAGGGCAACAACCAAAAACGCTCGACCCTAATCTTGATTATAAAGCTGCTTTTGAAACTGTTGTAGAACCTGCAAAAGAAGAAGATGAAACCAAATTGTTTGAGCAGTTGCGCGGGTATTTACCAAAGGCGCATAGGCCGGAGACGTTTGGGCCGGAATCCCCAGAGTTTGCTATAACTGAACCACAAAGGCAAAAAGCGTTTGATATATTGTCCAAGAAATACACACCAGAACGAATGCAATTCATTATGGATATTAACAAAAGGATAGAAACCCCTCCAGGCACAGGGCGAGCGATAGGGGGCACCGTTGGTGCTTTAGCGCTTCCGGCATTGCTAAATCTCGTGCCTCCTTTTGCGGCTTTGCCGGAAGAAGTTGCTACCGTACCTTTGGCCTTAGCAAAGTTTGGAAAAGCTGCCGCCCCCTACATCGGTGCTGGGCTGGGGGGGGGCATAGGCGAAGCTGCACAAATAGCTCTTGAAGAAAAAAGATTATTATCAAAGCGTGAATTCTTGGGGGCATTTGCTAAAGAAGTAACTTATGAGGGAGGCGGCAGGTCATTTGTTCGTGGGGGCAAATTTGCTTTAGCCCCTTTTATAAAAAGGCCAATATCAGGTATGTCAGGATTGGCAGATGATTTTGCAAAAGTTGGTGGAGTATTAGACCCTACGGCTTTAGATAAAAGATTTACGACAAGTGTTGCCGTAGAAATAAGCAGGGGAGCTTTTGGTGCAAGACAAGTCTTTGAAGAAATGGGGCAAAAGAGTGGGCGAGCAGCCCGTACATTCGCAGGCTCTATGCTTGACTTAATGGCTGATAGTACGGCAAGGCTTGGGCCGGAACAACTAGGAGAAGAATTCGCCGAAGGAGTAGCGAGGCCAAGAGGGTTCGTGTTTCGTCAAATACACGATGTAATTGATGGTTTGTATAAGCGGTTAGATGATTTAACAGAAGCAAAATTCAAAAGGATTTTTAGAACAGTTCAGACTCCTACCGGAATGCTTGACGAGGCGGGACGGCCTATAACAAAGGCTACTCGCCGAGCCACAAGTAAGGCGTTGGTCGCAAAATTATCCCCAGGTTTTGAAGAATTAGAAGAATTTGTTCCCGTAGGCGTAAGCACAAGAAAATTAAAACGGTTTTGGATTGAGGTATTACAGGAAAATAAAAAAGCCTTAAAGTTGGGCAGAAAGGGCGCGTTCACCTTGACCCCTGGCGCCATTAAAGAAGGCGAAAAAGTTGTCTATACTCTTGGGGATACAATACCGCATAAGACAATGAGGAACATAAGAAGCCGAGTATTGCGGGATATTAAGAAGTTGCATATAGACGCCAATCAAGATGAGGCCTTAATAAAGCGTTTTGAGCAAGTTATGTTTGATACCTTAACCGACCCCCAATCGGTAAAGGGTATGACGCCTGAGATTCAAAACCTGTTTAATAATACAAGAAGTTTATACACTGCCCTCCGAGAAGCGACAGAAACTGTATTCCCTGAAAAACTGCTTAAACGAATCGCAAAAAAACCTTCCTCTGTTATTCGAGAATTGTTCCCGCGCAATAATCCTACGGTGATAAAAAAACTGCGTATTTCATTAGCGGAACCCATAGGTGGCATAAAAAGCCCAGAAGGTATAATTTTATGGAAGCAATTACGAACCGCTTGGTTTGACGATGCCGTAGAACAAGCAACAAAGGGGGGTGTTGTGAAACCAAATGTTTTTGAAAACATTGTTTTCAAACAAGGTAAGGACGCAATTAAAGAAATGTTGCCTGACAAAGAGGGGATGCGACAATATCAAACTATAAAGGATTTGCTTACTGCTATGAGCAAGAAACCGGCAGCAGGCGCATCTTTATTTATTAGGGGCGGTCAAGTTGGTGGGCTTTATATGTTATACCAAGGCACAAGAGATGGGGATGTCTTACAAGTAACTACGGGCGGTGCATTAGTAGGCGGGCCTTATTTCTTTGCTAAAATGGCGGCACATCCGTTAGGGTCAAAGTTATTAAGAAGTGGTTTGTCCTTAAAACCTGGCTCGACTTCACTTGTGCCAATTGGTGCAAGATTAGTTAATTTGGCCAGAAAGATAGATAGAGACGAGGCGAGCAAGAGAATAAAAGCCGCCAAACAAAAACACTGGAAAGAACTTCAACAAAAAGTTCCGTCATACGAAGCGTTTAGGGGTTTTGGTGGGCGGGGATTTTAAGGATTAGTTTTATGTTTTCGGATGTTTATACAAAGGACAATAAACCAGATGAGCCAAATTGAACCGAAAATAGTCCAAAACCCGCCTTGGGTTATTGCATATACAAGAGGGAAAATTACGCACAATATAATAAAAATGAAAGCCATAATCGCAGTTTACCCTATTTATGAAAGGAAGTCAAGTGAAAAATGGCTAATTCAAGAATAAAACTCAAACTTAATGACCTGACGAAATGGGCGGCGATTATAATTGCTTTAGTCGCAATAGTTTACAACGCCATTGATACGCGGTCAATTCTTCGGAATGACGTAAAGCATATTCAGGACGATATTGCGGAAATCAAACTGGATGTCCGCGATATGTGGAATTTTATTGTTGATAAGGAGAAATAGTATGGATTCAAAACCTTGGTACAAAAGTCTGAGTGAGTGGGCTGCGATAGGCATACCCTTTGTTGCTTTGCTTTTGCCGATGTTTGGAAAAGCCGAACTTGGTAAATTCATCACCGAAGAATCGGCGGGACTGACCGAATGGCTCACGGCTCTTGGTGTTCTTATAGGCTCAACCTTGGCCTTTTATGGTCGTTGGCGAGCTACTACAAAATTGACAGGATGATAAAGACCATAACTGTTATTGCAAGCGCCGTGGCAGCCCTCTGTGGTTTGGTAACGCTCGTTTACAAGCATTGGTTCTGCCCTGCCGCAAAGCGCAAGCGTCAAGCCCTTGAGGACGGCAAAGAAGCGGTTGATAAAGGTGATGTGTCGGGGATTACCCGTGCTTTTGGGAAACTCAAGCGCAGAATACCCCTGTTGCTACTAATATTCCTTCTTGCCGGATGCTCAGCGCCAAAGGTCATATTTCATCCAATTGATAAAGAGGATATTGTGCGCATAGAAAAAGGAACGAAAATTGGCGACTGGACAACGGACAGGAACGGCTACTTTCTTTC